TTGCCTTGGCCAAAGCATTGTAATCTCCCGCGAAAATAAACCGGATGGGGTGCTTGCTCTCCATCCATTTTCGGATCAGGTTAACATAATACATAGGCACAAATAACGTGACCTCTTCATTGACAAACGGGTAATACTGATTGGGGAAAAAGCTGCTGAAACTGACTTCCTTCAGCTTCGGGTTTTTGATGACATTGATCTCACCCGCCCGAGTCTCATCCGTGCCCCCGCCTCTGCCGACAATATTGTAGGTTTTCCCCTGCCCTTCTTCTTTGACATCCAACGACTCGGGATTTACGGGTAATTGGAATCCTTCCGCTTGATTGTTCCAGCTCAGCGATATTCTGTAGTTGTTCAATAGCTGCACTCCTTTCATTTATTCTCTACATTAAAAAGAAAGGCACCCTGGAAGGGTGCGGAGTTTGTTGAAAAACCTGCAGAGCAGAGCTTGAACTATTGCCAGTATACTCCGGTGGGGTATCCCCTCCAGCCGCTGTTGAAACCCGTGAAATGTCATTATATTTAGCGGTATTTTCACGGGTTTCAAAGGCGGACGTAAACTCCTCCGAGGCATACCCCACCTCCATATCTTGCATAGTTCTCGCAAAACAGGCTTTTTCAACAACCTGGGCACCCTGGAAGGGTGCGCTTTTTACTTAATTACCCATATACTCCTTGGGCTGAGTTAGAAATTTCTCTTACCATAACGTCTTCAATACGGCGAATCATCTCATTCACATCGGTCGGATTATTAATATCTCCCGTTGTGACTTGAACCGTAGGGGTTAAAGTAACGAAGTTCTGGATATTTTGCATTTCCGCCAGGTCTCGCATCACCTTGATATCCTCGCTCGTTACGTCAACCGTATCATCGATCTGGCCGACGACGCCAACCCTGTCGATATTATTGTTTTTTTGGTTCCAACCGTCCAGGATAGAGGTTTGCTTGTTAGGGTCAAGGGAGCCTTGCAGTGAAGACAGCTTATTGACAAGGGTCGCTCCGCTGCTATAGCCAAAATCGAATTCGTTCTTCAAATCCTTGTAATCCATCCGTCCTATGACAGCTACGTCCTTGTCACTGACAGGCTTCTCAAGCTGGTCCATCATATCCCTCATACTATCGCTGATGGCATGAATGTTATTCTCGTCAAAGAGCTTGGCTTGGCCGATATTGAGTCCGAACATGCTGTTTACTCCATCTGCCAGCCAATTAAAGCCTTTCAAAATTCCATTTATACCCTTCAGGATGGTTGTCATAAAACCGCCCGCAAAATCTTCAACACCCTTAGCCATGCTTATTAGGAAACCGCCGAATGTTACAGCTAAATCGTAGAACAGTTTTTTCACGGTATAAGTCGAGTCTATAAATATATTGATTAGACCTTCTCCAAAGCTCGCGAAAACGTTCCATAGCATGGCGACAATATTCCATACTACTCCATATAGCACCATGAAGCTTCCTACTATAACACCGACAATTTGCTCTGCAGTAATGCCGCAGTTTAAAAGATAATAAACCAATATTCCTACAGCAGCAGCTACTAATAGGATGGGCCAGCTTGCGAGAGCCAGCTCCAGTATGGGAACAAGCGCAGCCCATAGTACAGGAATGAGCATGGTAGCAATGGCTGCAGCAACGGCCAGGATAATATTGCTGGCAGTGGACCAATTACTTTGAATGGCATCGGATACTTGCAGGAATCTGTCCACTAAAGACGTTACGAGCCAGGCAACTACGTTCAGGCCTGCTTGCAGCGCGTTAAAAAACGGGTCAAATTTCCCTTCCTGGAATGCCGTGTTGAGTGTCGCGAGCAGAGGCTGCAGAGCTTGTAGTGCCCCTTGGCCAGCAGTGGCGAGAGATGTCTGGAAATGGTTACCCAACGCTTCCACTTGCTTGGCCGGTGTCGCTAACATCGTTTCAAGTGCTTTCTTCCCCATATTTTCCTTTTCAAGCAGTTTATCAAAAGCAGTTATAAAACCATTCAAATCACCGGCTTTTCCGAGATCCTCAATTTTTGAAGCCTTAATGCTTGCCTCGGACATGTTGTAGCGCCCTGCAAGCGAAGCGGTATTTCCGCTCATCGCTTCTTTCAGTACGGAGATGTTATCCCCCAGTCCTTTACCCTCGTTATCGAATGCATTTAGGCGAAGCGCCAAATTATTGATTTTCTCAAGTTGATTCGTGTTCTTGGTCTGAGGAAAGAATGATAACGTTCCCTTCAAAAATTCATTGACGTCCACACCCGACTTGACAGCATCCGCCTTGAACTTTTGAAACATCGCAGTACCTACTTGATCGTCACCGGTTCTCGCCTTAAACGTATCTTGCAGCTTCTGCAGTTCCATTCCGCCGGATAGGGCTTTTCCTCCGAGCTCTTTGAACGTATCGAAGTTTAAATACTGGCCGGCCAACCCTTTGATTTTGTCCAAAAGCCCGCCCCCGGCACTCCCGCCTTGCTTGCCCTTACTGTTCAATTTATCCTGCAGCTGATTGACCTTTTCCTCCAGCTCGGCGATTTTCTTTAGGTCCTCCTGCATTTGCTTTACTCCGGTATTGGAAAGCTTAAACAGTCTGGCCGTTTGGACGATTAACGTCAATAAGCGTAATATATTTGTTAATCCTCCAGCTGATAATTTAGGCATTGCCGGTGCTGGACTCATTTGGGGATTAGCACCACCAGCAGCTCTCGCGACATTAGCGACATTTGCAACCTTTGCTACACTTGCCACATTCGCGACTTTTGCTACACTTGCTACACTCGCGACTTTTGCCACGTTCGCCACATTTGAAATTTTTGCATTTGTGATATTCGCAGTCTTTACTGCATTGGCAGCATTGGCAACAGTGATCTTGATATCAGCCTGTATAGATTGTTTCAACAATACAGCCGAATTGAAAACTGTGCCCATACCCGATTTGGATATTGTTGACGCTTGGGAAAATTGTTTAACCAATCTCAATGATGCTCCTATGGTTGCCAGCGGCTTTCCCTCCTTTCTTGCACAAGTAAGCCTCTCTGCGGCTACCTGCTTTTCTTCGCTTGAGCCTTTTTCTCCTGATCGATTCGAATATCAATCATGGCATAGATCACGGCCCTTTGACGGGAAGTCATGTTCATTAGATCATGCGGTAAAATGTTTAATTCGTGGAGGGCGTAGTAAGCATAGTTAGCCTCACCGTCCCCCTCCATAACTAGTTTTTTGCTTCTTCGACCAGCTCGTTCATATTTTTGTCGAATGCGTTAAGCTCCTGGATTTTTTCAATCAGCGCCGCATACTCCCCTGCCAACAGCATTTTCCGGAGAAGGTTCTCTGCGCCCATGACGCCATAGGATTTTTGCAGCTCGGCATCTTTCAGATTCGGGAATACGACGCTGGCAACCGCCAGCTTCACCATATACTCCGTTGGATCGGTTTCCTGCGTTGCTACACCTCTCTTTCCTTGAACGCGCTTGGTCGCCGACTTACGTATCGATTCGTTCTCTTCCTCGGTCATACTTCTCAGCTTCCAAGGGACCGGCTTCCCGTCCTTGTCCTTAAAGCGTTCCGAAACAACCAGTTCCTCCGTCAAGCCGCTAACATTTTGTGCATAGAATACGCTCAAATCGCTCATTGCTATTACCCTCCATTAATTAACCCAGAACGGGCTTTCCGAATTGGTCTAAAATATCCACATCATCAAACGTAAAGCTTACTTCCTCTTCCAATGCATCCGAGCCCGTGTCCAGCAGCGCCATAATGACACTATCCAAATTCACGCCCTTCAGGACCACCGTTTGTTTCCCTACGGTAGAGGACGGATCCTCGTTGATCACCTGCACATCGAAATAGGTATCCTTGCCCTGCTTGATGTAATCCAGCATCATTTCCCTGAACACCGAGGTGATATAATAAATCGTCATGCTGCCTGAGCCCTTCCAGCCCTTGGCCTTATGCTGTGTGCCGCGTCGGCCCAAGGTCTTTACCTCCGACTTTTCCTTTTCGACCTTGCCCTCAAGCTTCTTGATGTAGAACATCTCTTCCACCTGACCGTTAATTGTGGCATAAGCCCGGCCCTCCTGACCGGAAATCGTATCGCTCGCTCTTAAGAAAGACATATTACTGCACCGTCACTTTCATATAAATTTTTTCAACCGAATCGACCGGCTGTACTCCAACTTCCACATACACGCTATCCGCCTCATTGCCTTCCAGCACCACTACGTCGCTTTGAGAATCGAAGTTTTGTACCGCATTGATTCCCTGCAATGTGCTCAAGTACGAATTGCATTCGCCGCGCAGCAGATTTCTGCCATCCGCGTTATTGTCCACTTTTCCAATAAAGAACGATTCGAAGATTCGTTTAAAGTCATTGTTGATGCCGTCGAGCACGCGAATGACCCGATTTTTGCGGAACTCCTTGCCTTTGGCCGGAGAAAAGCCCGTAAAGGTATTGATGTCCAACTCCACCTTGGCTTTCCCTTGGCTTGGCGTAAACACAAATTCCCCATTATTGATGGCTGTGATGATCTGCTCGTTGGTATAGCGAGGCTCCACGTCGACAGCATCATCGTAAGCATCATAGGTCAGCGATTCGTTCACCTGCGCCCCGGCCGTTGCAGCAGCAACCCATGCCACAGCTTGTGCCGCCGTCAGCCTTGTCCCATCCGAGAGAATAACGCCGTTCTTGACGCTAACGACGCCTTCATAGTCAGCTGCAGGATAGTTTTCCAGCAC